ACCCGCAAGCTGCCGCCAATACGGCGCTGGTTAGCGGTGGTACCCGCACGCTGCCGTACTTTAGCCGCTCTGGCCTGCACCTTGCCATGTGGAACGACCTGTCGGTGTCGATTGATCGTCGTGCTGACAAGCGCAATTCCACGCAAATCTACGTCACCGGCACCTTCGGCGCATGTCGCACGCAAGAAGGCAAGGTCGGCACCATCGCGGCGATCTAACAGGAGAAACACATGGCTACCTTTTACTCTACCCAACTTGGCTCTGCCGCCGCTGGCCCGGATTCGCTGCCTGTCGTTAAGGCTGCGGCCCCGGAATACGCCGGAACCGTCAAGATTTTCCAAGCCACGATCAACCTTGCCACGGTCAACGGTGGCGCTGCTGTCACGACCAGTGACAACATTGCCCTCGCGGATGTTCCATCTGGTTACAAGTTCCTGTTTGGCGTAATCAATACCTCCGCCACGCTTAGCACGAGTACGGTTGCAATCGGCATTACTGGTGCGACGGGTGCTTATCGTGCCGCTGCGGTGCTTACCGCTGTTGATACTCCGGCGTTTTTTGCTCCGGCAATCACTGGTGGTGCGGCCGCAGCGCTAACTGCAACCACTCGTGTTTTCCTGACGCCGGCTGTGGCTAGCCTGCCGACTTCGGGTACGGTTGTTGTTCAACTGTTCTTTGCGCTGGACAACTAAGTGGACGGGGGGCTTCGGCCCCCTGTTTTCTTGAGGAGAAAACATGGCTGTTCGTCGTTATGCACTGACGCTGGCTAATGCCCAGCGGGCCGGGGCAGATGCCTCTGTAAACATTACTAAATCCAGTCCCGGTGGTTCGCTGACTGGATCGAACATCGTGGAGTTCAACATCGAAGACACCACGGGTTCTCCTACCAAGGCAGACATCATTAAAGCACTTGATGCACTTGAAAATCTTATCGCTCAAGATTCCTGGCCCCCGGCGTAATCATGGCTACCCGTACCTGCACAGTTACTAGCGCCGATCAAACGGATACCGTTGTCTGGACAGGTTTGCTCAACGGCGACGATGGGCAAGCCTTTCAGGCATTCTCGTTCCGAGATCAATCCATTCAATTTGGCGGCACGTTTGGTGCTGGCGGCAGCATTTCGCTTGAAGGCTCAAACGACAGCACAACTTGGTTTGTGTTGTCTGACCTTCAAACGTCTGCAATTACCAAAACCAGTGCTGCACTAGAGGGTGTTGCCGAAGCGGTGAAGTTTGTCCGCCCGCGAGTTACCGCTGGTGACGGCACCACGTCTTTGACCGCAACTCTGTATTGCGCACGGAGCGTTCGATGAAATCAAGTGAATCGCTTGCAGAAGCAAAACGGATGCTTAATACCTTCCGTGCGTTTGAACACGCGCATAAGGTTATTGAGATGCTTGCTAATGCAGAACAAGTGCAGGGCGAACTTGCCAAGGCCAATGAGTTTGCTGCCATAGAACTTGACAAGGTAAGGAGTAAGGTTTCTGACGCTCAGGCAGAAATTGATGCTGCCAAAGCGGAAGCAAAAGATGTTCAGTCAAAGGCCATGAAAAAGGCTGCTGACGTTGAGGCCAAGGCGGATGCTTATGCCGCCAAAATTGTTGCAGATTCCAAAGCCGAGTTTGAAGAAACCCAAGTTCTTCTTGCCAAGATTCGTGAGGAATCTGCTGCCGAAGCAGATAAGGTTGCTAAAACCAAAGAAGAACTGGCATCTGTCGAAAAGAAATTGGCCGATGTAAAGGCCAAGATGCAAGCGTTTCTTAGCTAATTATGGCCACCTTCAACAAGTTTCACAGCTTCGTCGAGGCGCTTGCCGAGAAGGTCCACAATCTGGGCGCAGACACGCTCAAGATCGCGCTCAGCAACAGCGCGCCTGTGGCCACCAACACGCAGCTCAGCAACATCACGCAGATCGCCAACGGCAACGGCTACACCACCGGCGGCACAACTGCCACGCTCACCAGCAGCGCGCAGACCAGTGGGCTTTACAAGCTAATTCTGGCCGACGTGGTGTTCACCGCCACCGGCAGCATGGGGCCTTTCCGGTACGCCGTGCTCTACAACGACACGGCCACCAACGACGAGTTGATCGGCTGGTGGGATTACAACAGCTCAATCACGATGTCCATCGGAGAAACCTTCACGGTTGACCTCGACCCGACCAACGGCGTGCTGACGGTGCAGTGACATGCAGATTACGCTCTCTCCGCCGCGAGTCGTTTACGACAACAACGATTGGCGAGTCACCGTCGACGTAGAAGAGCCCGCTTTTATCATTTACCCGAAGTTGACTGGCGGCCTGGTGTTTTCGTCTGGGCGAAATCTTGACTCACTCGCGGAACTGATTGCCAGCGCCAAGGCCGATGCTATCTCGCGCGGTATTAACTGGTTGAACGACTGACGTGGCCGCAATCACTGACCTGTCAGACCTGATTAACAGGCAAAGCGGCGGCAATTCAGGCACGCCTAACAACCTGTTTTTTTACAAGGTACCTCGTGTGTCGGGGGTTGCCGCAACCACGCCGATCATTGGTCGAGGTTGCAGCTTGTGGACATACGACGGCATGCCAGCCGGTGGCGCAGTTCCGACGTCCGCCGCAATTCCGGATCGTTCGACGCAAGGAGCGCTCCCGTTTCTAGTTGCCACCGGAGGCCGTGATACGCATTTGATCGGCGCAAACGTCACGCCACTTACCGCTGGCATTTACTTGCTATACGACAGGCTCATGCACATTGGCGGGCTGTCTGCTGCTTCGACCGCTGACCAGACTGTGCAAGGCGCGACACCTACTCCAGCTATCACCCGCAACACCGGCGGCGCTGGAAACATGGCGTGGTATGAGATTTACACGATCATCGGCACTACTGGCACGACGCTGACGATGACCTATACCGACCAGAGTGGAAACACGGGCCAGACATCAACGATCAACATCGGCGCAACAAACTTCCGAGAAGTCACTCGCGCACAACGCATTCCGCTTGCGGCAGGAGACAACGGCATTCGCGCTATCGAGAAGATCGCGCTTACCGCGACAACTGCCGCGGCTGGCAACTTCGGGATTACTCTAGCGCAGCCGCTTGCGTGGATTCCTGTTGACACGGCGGGCACGTCTGGTTGGCGCGACTATACGACTGGTCTCCCAGGTATTCCGGTTATTGACCCGAACGCTTGCCTTGGAATAATGTTTATTCCTGCCGCTGCGACTGCCCCGGAGGTATGGGGCTGCCTCGCAACTATTGAAAAATAAAAAGCAATGGCGCTCGCAGACTTCGATGCCTACGTGGCTGCGCTGCGGCTCAACCGCGCTGCCGATTTTAGTGCCGCGGCAATCAACCCAATACTTACCCGACCAATTGCCGTTTGGCCGTATTTTCTACCGGCCCCTGCTGTGCCGACGACGAGCGTTGCGCTAAACAATAGTTCTGCGCAGGCCATCGGACCTATACCAAGCGCGACTAGTGGAACGCTTCAAATTGTTGGCGGGCACTTCAACACATCTGCCCCCGCCGGAACGTCTCTGTTTGCCATCGACCTGCTGAATGTTTCTGGCGGATTAAGCGGCATTGTAACGACCGAGCAAACGACAAACTTGCCGACCGCTGCGCTGACAAGGTACACCAGCGGCGTCGGTGTGATGATCGGCCTCATTATTCACACAGTCATCGGAACGACCGCTACAACCGTAACCGTGCGTTACACCAATCAGGCTGGTACAGCAAATCAAGTTAGTACCGCCACCAGTTTTGGCAGCGCAGGCTTCCGAGAAACGGGTCGCGTAGTTTTGATCCCGCTGGCCGCAGGTGACACTGGAGTGCGATCGGTTGAGGGCGTGACTGTGTTGGCGACAACTGGCACGGCTGGTAACTTTGGCGTGTGCTTATTTCGTCCGCTAATGATTTTCTCTCTTGACTCAACGACTGGCGCGATGCCGCTTGATGCGGTAAGCAGCGGAGGGATGATCGGCAGTATGGCCCAGTTTGACGACGATGCTTGTTTGACATTTATAAGCGTTGCTCAAGGTACTCAGGCAATCGGCGGCGCTGTACTCGTAGCGGAGGCTTAACATGGCCTCGCGTCGCCTATTTGACGGCGCGCAGATCGAGATCGGGTCAATCCCGATTGTCGGTGCGGCATCTCCAGGTGCGTATACGCTGGCCGGAGCCACCGGCACCTTTACGCTCGCCGGTCAAGACGCCGCGCTCACGTACACACCGACGGGTGGGTACACGCTGGTCGGAGACACAGGCACCTTCACGCTCGCTGGCCAAGACGCCGGTCTTATTTATGTGCCCGTTGGCGGATACGTGCTGTCGGCAGATGCGGGCGCGTTCACGTTCGCAGGTCAAGATGCGTCGCTTCTGTATGGCCGGCGACTTGCTGGTGATACCGGCAGCTTCGCGCACTCCGGGCAAGACGCGCTGTTCAAATACAACCGCGTGCTATCTTCTGATGCTGGGCAAATCGTAATTAACGGACAAGATGCCAATCTTTTGTATTCTGGCGAACCACCTCCTAGTATTTATTTTGATTGGATTACTTTTGCGCGCCGCAAAAAACGTCGTTAACAAAGGAAATTATGCCTAGTAAATCAAAAGCGCAAGCAAAGCTGATGGCGGCTGCCGCGCACAACAAAGCATTTGCCAAAAAAGTTGGTATTCCTCAAAAGGTTGCAAAGGAATACAATAAGGCAGACAAAAGGAAGGCATAATGGCGGCGTCTGACGTTGATATCTGCAACCGTGGGCTTCAAAAGATTGGGGCCGCACGGATTACGTCATTGACGGAAGATAGTCCTGCCGCCCGCGATTGCAATGCGTCTTACGACATTCTCCGCAGGGCAGAACTTCGCGGTCACGTTTGGTCGTTCTCGGTTAAGCGGGCACAGCTTGCGGCGTTGACTGATGCGCCAGAGTTTCAGTTTGCCAATGCGTATCAGATGCCATCTGACTGCTTGCGGATTCTTGGTGATGATGACCAAGACACGCAGAAAGATTGGCGGATCGAGGGCCGAACGATTGTCACTGACGATGTTTCGCCGCTGTACATTCGGTACGTTGCTGATGTAACTGACACCGGCCAGTTTGACGCACTGTTTGTTGAAGCACTTGCTTCCAAAATTGGCTACGAACTGTGCGAAAAGATTACGCAATCCAGTTCAAAGAAGGAATCTGTATTCCGTGATTACACGCTTGCCATTCGTGAGGCAAAGCGAGTAAATGCTATTGAGAAGCGGTCAGATGAGCCGCCCGAAGATGATTGGGTTCTGGCGAGGTACTAATGCCTGTCGCTTCACCTGGGCAAGTTTCGTTTAACCGTGGTGAACTGACGCCACTGGTCTACGGTCGCGTTGATCTTGAGCAATACAAGACCGGCCTACTGACTTGCGAGAACTACATTCCAATGGTGCAGGGCGGTCTGATGCGCCGTCCCGGCAGCAAGTTTGTCGCCAAGGTCAAAAGCCCTACGTCGGCAAACAATGTTCGCCTGATCCCGTTCAAGTTTTCAACGACGCAGGCTTACGTCATTGAAGCTGGGAACACGTACTTTCGGTTCTTTGCCAATCGAGCGGCAGTAATTTCTGGAACGCCGGTTGAGGTAGTAACGCCGTATTTATCGGCCGACCTGTTTCAGATTAAATTCACGCAGTCTGCTGACGTTCTGTATCTTGCGCACCCGAGTTACCCGCCCAAGATTCTCTCGCGGACAAGCCCTACGGCATTTAGTTTTAGCGATTACGTGCCGGAGTGGGGGCCGTTCCTTGAAGAAAACTCCACGGCAACGACGATCCAAGCAAGTGCTGCAACTGGCACAGGTATTACGCTAACTGCAAGTACAAGCATTTTCCAAGCGTCTCACGTTGGCGCGTACTTTCAGCTTAGGGAAATTATCCCGTCGCTGTACGACAAATGGCAAAGCAGCGTTTCCCTTACCGCTGGAAGCAAGCGTTATTATCTTGGCCGGTTGTATCAGGCTGGCGCACACATCGGTCAAACTGGAACTCGTCCGCCGATTCACGACAGCGGAACCGTAAGTGACGGCAACGTACCGTGGACGTATCTTCGTATTGACCGTGGATACGTCAAGATCACCGGGTATACCAGCGGGACAGTTGTAACGGCAGACGTTATTGAGACACTGCCAGATAGTTGCGTTACTGCTGGTATCAAAACATGGTCTGAGGGGGCGTGGTCTGCCGTTCGCGGATACCCTGCCACGGTCACGTTCTATGAAGATCGATTGTTTTGGGGTGGCACTAACAGTCGCCCTCAGACGGTTTGGGGTTCCAAGTCCAGCAACTACACTAGTTTCCAAGAGGTTGATGCAGAAGGAAACGTGCAGGCCGATGGATCATTGGCATTAACCCTGAACTCTAATGACGTAAACGCGATCTACTGGCTGTCAAACGAAGAACGTGCGCTGTTGATTGGCACTGCCGGTGGAGAGTGGGTTCTCCGTCCTGCAAGCACTTCTTCTCCGTTATCTCCTGATAACGTGGCAGCTAAGGAATCTACCAAGTTTGGCTCTGCCAACATGCAGGCCATTCGTGCTGACAGAACCACGTTGTTTGTGCAGCGAGGTTCAAGAAACCTGCGCGAACTGGCATACGTGTTTGAGATTGACGGATTCAAGTCGCCAGACATGACCGTCCTTGCAGAGCACATTACATCGCCAGGTCTACAGCAGATTGATTTCCAGAAAATTCCGTACCAGATTCTTTGGGGTGTTACGGGAGAAAAACTGGTTGGCCTGACCTATGAGCGGGATCAGGAAGTTATTGGATGGCACAAGCATTCGTTTGGTGGCGGCGGGACTGTAAAGTCTGTTGCCTGCATTACCGAGCCGAACGGCACTTACGATGATGTTTGGGCCGTTGTTCAACGCACGATTGGTGGCACTGCTGAAAAGTGGATCGAGTACATTGGGCAGTATTTCCCTGAAAAGACGGGTGTTGCAGATTCGTACTATCTTGACGCCGGTTACACCTACAGCGGCGTTTCTACCAGCAGCGTTACCGGATTGACGTGGCTTGCCAACCAGACTGTCAGTGTGCTGATTGATGGTGCAGTGCATCCTGATGTAACGGTCAGTGCTGGTGGAGTTGCAACTCTTACTCGATCAGGAACCAAGATTCACGTTGGGTTCTCGTACAACAGTGACGGGGCCACGATGCGGATTGATGCTGGGCAATCAGAGGGAACTGCGCAGGCAAAGATCAAGCGCATTCACCGGGTTGCATTTAGAGTGCATCAGAGTCTTGGTTTGAAAGTTGGACCTACGTTTACGACTATGTATCGTCCGCCGCTGCGGTCGGCCGCAGACTTGATGGGCAATCCTGTCCCGCTGTTTAGCGGAGACATTATCGTCAAACCGTGGGAGGGCAGTTACGACACAAATGGCTACATCTGCTTTAGAGCAGATCAGCCGTTGCCGTGCCATATTCTTGCGTTGTTCCCGCAGTTGCAAACACAAGATGGCTAGGCTTGTGTTGGGCCGGGTTGCTGGCTCTAAAGAAGAAGAAGAACAAGAAGGGACAATTCGCTCTTTGAGCGGTACTTTTGTCGGCCAACGCAGAAGCACTGGTATGTTTGGTGCAATTGCACAAGAGTCCCAAAGAACAAACAGAAGAATTGGTGATACCCCAAAAGAGTCGGATGATCGAGAATGAACGTCATTCCATTTCTGCCGCACCATGTTTTGAACCTTGAAGTGCATGAAGGCCAAAAACAAGCGTTGCCGAACATGGACATGGAGTACGGCATTTATCTCTACAAAGGAGGGCCTGCCTTTTCTTGTGAACTTGCAGGTGAGATAATTGCATGTGGCGGTCTATTGAAGTTGTGGCCTGGTAGGGCAAGTGCGTGGGCGTTGCTTTCCAAACACACTGGAAGGCACATGCCAAGAATCACAAGAGCGGTCATCCGGTTTCTTGAGGTTGCAGAAGAAACAAGAATCGAGATTACTGTGGATGATGGGTTTGAAACCGGCTACAGGTGGGCCGAACTTCTTGGGTTCAAGCGCGAGGCTTTGATGCGGAAGTACTTGCCAGATGGCCGCGACGCTTGGCTTTATTCAAGGATCAGATAATGGCTTGGGCACCAGTAGCACTTGCCGCAGTTGCCGGCGTAACAAAAGCATTCGGCGTATATCAGCAGGGCCGTGCCGAAGATCAGGCAATGACCTACAACGCCCGTGTTGCCGAGGCTCAGGCAAAACTCGCCCGCCAGCAAGGTGACGCCAGAGTTGAGGATGTGTACCGCAGTTATCTTCAACGAAGGGTGCAGCAGCAAGCTGCTGTTGCTTCTAGCGGCATTGATACATCAGAAGGAACGCCGATCAAGTTGTTTGAAATGAGCGCAGCCAATGCTGAAATGGATGCGCTGAATACTCGTTACAACGCAGAACTAGAAGCCTTCAACGCAGAGAACCAAGCAAGGGCTTATCGAGCAAGGGCGAAAGCGGCAAAGCGTGGGGCAAACATTGGCGCAACGACTCAATTGCTTGCTACTGGCGCTGATGTTTACGGCTCCGGAAAATCACAAAAGTTGTGGGGCTGACGCATGGCGAAGATTCCCGTTTACGAACGCCAAGTAGGAACTCCTACCGTCAACATTTCTGGCGGCATGACTCAGGGGCTTGGCACCCCATATTCTGCCATTCAGAGTTTTGGCGACGTTATTGGCAAGATCGGCCAAATGGTGGAGCAAAACCGCGAGGAAGATGCTGCGGTATGGACAAGCTCGACTTCTGCGCAGGCTCAGGTTGACTGGGCGCAACGATTGCGAGACAAGCAGGAAACCGCTGCCGAGAACCCGCAGGATTTTGCGCCTACCGTATTGCGTGAATATCAGGACTACAAGAACGATCTGGTGGCCAAAGCGCCGACACAGCGGTCTAGGCAGCGCCTTGAACTTGCGCTGAATGACTACGGTGTTCGTCTTGGTGTACAGGCAATTTCGTTTCAAGAGCGGGCGCAAGCCAGTTACAGAGCAAACGAAACGGTTAAAGAAATCAAAAGCCGTGGAACCATTGTTGGCGGCGATGATTCTCAATACGAATCTCAGGTAGATGAGTTCCGCCAATCGGTTGAGCAGCGCGGTCTTGACCCTGCTATCCGTCAAAAGCTGCGGACTGATGGAGAACGTGCACTTGCTTACGATACAGGATTGGGAAAGATTCAGCGTTCACCACTAGATGTAGTGCAGTTGTACTCGCCTTCCGCGGTGCAGAAGTTTGTGCGGCCACAAGCTGTACAGCCTGCAAAACAGTTTACGACTGACGATGTGTTCCCTTCGCTCATCATGCAAGAGAGCGGTGGCGTACACATGAAAGACGGCAACCTGCTTACGTCTACTGCTGGTGCGGCTGGAATTACTCAGGTCATGCCAAAAACGGGAGTTGATCCCGGATACGGTGTGAAGCCGTTGCAGAATGACTCGCAAGAAGAATACATTCGTTTTGGCAAAGACTACTTCAATGCCATGTACCGTGAATTTGGCGGGAACATGCAGCAAGCACTTGCCGCATATAACGCTGGGCCTGGTGCAGTCAAAGCCGCTATTGCAAAGGCTGGCGACAATTTCCTGTCCGCGCTTTCAAAGGAAACGCAGGACTACGTTCCGTCAATTCTTCGCAAAACCACTGCCGCAAAGGGTGGCAGCGAGTCAGATTTCTACGTAGTTGCCAGCAACGAGATTGATCCTGAAACGCCGATGGAAAAGACTGCCAATGCTCCGGCATGGTGGACGGCATTGTCGTTTGAAGATCAAACAAAGTTAGGCAAACAGGCAATCATTGCCGCCAATCAGCGTAACGCTGGTGGTTCGCGTGAACTACAAGTCATGCGGAATGATCTTCACGCTTCGCTGATGGCAACCGGTCAGGGCAAGGAAATCCCGGTTCAGGAGTACATGCGGTACTTTCCTCCTGCCGTTGCAGAACGGTATTACCAAGAAGATAAGTCTGTCAGGGAACTTGGCAACTTTGGCATGACCGTTCGCGGCATGACTCCGCAACAGCAAGAAGCAGCACTTGGAATGCCTCCGCCTCCGGGGCAATCGTCTTTTGTGTACGACATGTACAGCAAAAAGCAGAAGATGATTAGCGATGCCAGAGCCGCAAGAGACAAAGACCCCCCCGCTTACACTGCAACCGTATCTCCGCTGGTGCAGAAGTCGCTTGCCAATCTGAACGCAGCGCAAAAGGCCGCGTCAGAAAATCCAAGCCAGCAAAACGTTGATGCCGTTGGATCGGCAACTCGCTTGTATATCGTCAACTCTTTGGCCGAACAAGAACGGTTGGGCGTCCCAGTTCCTCGGATTCTTAGTGATATTCAGGTAGAAGAAATAAGCCGTGCATTGAATTCTCCGCAGCAAGGTGAGAATGCTGCTTTGACAATGCGGCGTCTTTCGCAGCAATACGGCAAATACTGGATGCCTGCCATTGGCGAGTTGTCCAAGAAGAACAAGTTGGGCGATCAAGCCTTGGTCATGGCCGCAGGAATTAGCAGTAGTGCCACGGCAACCAGTCTTGCTGAAGGCAATCAGGTTGGCCGCAAAGAACTGGAAAAAGTGATTGGCGAGGATAAAGTTAAAGGCATGGATGATTCAATCACCCGTGTCATGAAAAACTTCAGCGCAACTGTTGTGCCTCTTTCCGGCGGAGGAACCAAGACAGAACTTGCCTACCGCAATCAGATTGCCATTGCTGCGCTGATGAAAATGCGGGCTGGTGATAATTTAACCGATGCGGTTCAGAAGTCTTACGATGAATTGGTTGGGCATCGTTACGTTTACAACGGCACCTACCGTGTTCCCTTAAGCTACAAGAACGATCTTGTTTCACGTGGAGCAAATCAGTACCGGAACTCTATCAGTCCTGAAACGCTGGCAGATGTTGCCGGTGTATCGGATCAAGCATTCCGCAAGTCTCAGCAAGTTGCGTCTATCAAGTCAAACGGTTACTGGGTGACAACTTCCGACCCAAGTGAAACACAAGCCGAAGCAGGGTTGACACTGTACGTTGGCGGTTCGTCTGCTCTCAACTCTAGTGGCAAGCCAATCTTTGTCTCGTTCGACGAACTGCAAGCTATTGGGCAACGCACAGCTACAAGAGCGCCTGGATATGTTCCGTCAAAGCAGGAATATGATGCCGAGTGGAAAGCGGCGGTGCGGGCAAACAACTCTGTTCGCATGAACGAACTTCTTGATTTCAAGAATAGAGGCTTGGTTCAATGACACTATGGACAGAACCGCCACGTATCCGCCAGCAGCGGACGCTAGAGGAATTTCCGTCTCCTGGCCTTGATGCCCTTGGGGCTGCCGCAACGCAGGCCCTATACGATTCACCGTCTTGGCAGATCAAGCGCAGGCTGGAAGATTCCCGCGCACAAGACCCGTACATTTGGGAGTACGACGATTACGGTGCTCGCATTATTGGCGACAAGCCAATGGTGGACAGGGCAACGGCTATTGCCAAGGCCAAAGAGCAAGGTGTTGAGCTAAAGATTCCTGACACGGGTGTCACGGAAGATTTTCTGGCACTGCAAATCAAACGCAAGAAGGAATACCAGCAGCGCCAAGACGTTATGGCCCGCAGTCCAAAAGGGCTGCTGTTTGGCACGGCAGAGTTTGTTACGGGTCTTGGCGCTTCAATGCTTGATCCGCTAAACATTGCTGCCAGCTTTATCCCTGTTGGCAGGCTTGCGGCTCCGGCAATGGCAATGCGGGCAGAGACTGCCGCCACTCTTGGGCAGAGAACGCTAGCTCGCGCCGGCATTGGTGCAATCGAAGGCACGGTTGGTCAGGCATTGGTAGAGCCTCTCACTGCTTTCAGCTACAGCCAAGAACAACTGGACTACACGCTTGTAGACAGTCTGCAAAACATTGCCTTTGGTGCGATTCTTGGCTCCGCTGCACATACCGGATTTGGATTAGTCCGAGACAAACTTGGGCCAAAACCACAAACGCAATTCCAGCAGCTCATGGACAACCTTGATCCTACGGTCAAGATCAATGCGTTGAAGGCAGAAGTTGCCAATCTTGTTGAGGGCAGGAACGGAGACATTTCTCCGATTGTTAGGCCGTTTGTAAAAGACGAAACATTCAATGTTGTTGAAGCGCCGGATGCGCCAGTTGGCAGAGAAGGTTACGAAACTCCTGTAACTGTAAATGCCAGAGCACTAAAGGAAATGTTTGAGGCAGATAAGCAAGAGCCTATTGTCTTGAACGAACAAAAAGTAAAGGCAATTCGTGAGGGCGCGGTTTCTGTTGGAAACATTGAAGTTGCAATAAACGAAGCGACTGGTGTTTTGGGCGTAAATGATGGAAGGCACAGAATTGCTGCCGCATCAGAAAACGGAGAAAACATCACCGTTTATTTAGGCAAGCAAGATGCTGAAAAGCTGCGCGCAAAAATGGACGAAGCTGCCGCGCAAAAGAGAGCAAGCGAGCCTACCGCCGTTGACATGGACTCCGTTGCCCGTGCAGCAGAACAACGCTATGCGCCAGAAAACAACAAGTACGCTGACGTACAGGCTTTAAGAGAACTCGATGCAATGCCTGTCAAGGACGATGCCGTTCTTCTGAAAGAGCAGGCAGACGACATGATGGCAGAAGCAAAGATGCACGCAGAGCAGTTGGGCCTTGACCTGCCAGAGCTAAAACAGTTGGCAGACATTGACGCCAAAGCAACTCAATACGCAAAAGCCGTGAAGGCTGCTGCCGTTTGCGGGATCAGAGGATGAGCTACGAGAATTGCATTGAGGTAATCCGCAAAGCGGCTGGCGACATTTCCACTGACGAGATAGAGGAAATTGTCACGGAGTTGCAGAAGCGGCAAAAGCGGATTCAGTTGGCAGAATCGCTTACTGATGTAGGCGAGGCTGCGATGCGTGCTGCCGACAGCATTGCCAAAGACCTTGAGATGGCGGCAATCATTGAGAAGCGTAATGCTGCCATCAATGCCAAGGCAAGGATTGTTGCTACGTCTTTTGTGCAGAAAAACTTTTCCACGGACTACGTTGAAGGGGTTCGTGCGCTGCTGAACGGTACAAACATCCTCGGCATTGCCAACCGTGACAGTGTTGACGCTCGGCAAATAGAGCGGCGAAGCCGTTATGCCGGTCGGATGGAAGCCGATCTTGACAAAGCAGGAGTCTCAGAACTATTTGCCAGCGGGACGATTGACCGTGACATTGCTCGTGCCTTGTGGGCGGTAGATGGTGGAAAGTTCGACGGCTCTGACGAGGCGATGACGATTGCAAAGATCATCAACAAGCATCAGGAATCCTGGCGGCAAGACCTTAACAAGCACGGCGCATCAATCGGCAAGATCGAGAACTACATCGTTCGCCAAAGCCACGACCCCATGAAGATGATGCGTGGCGGGTTTGAAGCTTGGAAAGAGGAAATCTCGACCAAGCTGGATTGGGGCAAGATCATGGCAGAAATGCCTGACAAAGACCCCGATAAATTCTTGGATCAGGTCTACAAGAACCTTGTTAGCGGTAATCATCAGAAAGCACCGGCGGATGTAACCGCATTCAAAGGGCCGGGAAACCTTGCCAAGCGGTTGTCGCAAGACCGTGTGCTGCATTTCAAAGATGCAGACGCATGGTCTGATTACAACGAAAAGTACGGCATGGACAACATTCGTGAGTCTGTTGCCAATAGCCTTGACAGCGCAGCACAAGCAGTAGGCATCTTTCAGAAGTTGGGGACGAATCCCAAGTCCATGCTGGACACGATCATTGCCGACCTACAAAAGTCTGCCGATCCAGAACAAGCGCGGAAGCTGACCGAATCACGCAAGGTCTTGGATAACGCACTGTCCTCTGTTGATGGGCGTATGCGTGTGCCAGTTAACGATACTCTTGCTAGAGTTGGTCAGAACACCCGCGCCGTGCAAAACATGGCAAAGCTAGGCGGGGCAATCCTGTCGCAGATTCCTGACGTTGCAGTCATGGCAACGGAAGTCCGATACCAAGGCGGAAACATATTTCAAGGGATCGTTGAAGCCATTAGCGGAATGCTTGGCAGAATTGGCGGAACAAGCGCAGAAAAACGTGAGTTTCTGCAAATGGTTGGCAAAACGTCTGACCTGTTCTTGCAGAACATTGCCGCACGATTCTCCGCTGATGACACGCTTGGCGGGCGGATGGCTCGCCTGCAAAACACGTTCTTCAAGTGGAACTTGATGCGCCCGTTTACGGCGATCAACGAAGAAACTGCCGTTGCCTTTATGGCAAACCGTCTGGCACAGAACGCGGATAAGTCGTTTGAGAACATTGGCAACCTTCGCCGTGTACTAGAACTGTCTGGAATCGACTCGCAAAAGTGGGACGCAATCCGCCAAAGCGCACAACGTGCAGCAGACGGAGATATGTACATCAGTCCAGAGGCAATGCGTGAATTGCCTGATTCTGTGATTGACACGCTTATCAAAGGCAAAGTAACAAATTACTCACGCGAGGCAATGCGTGATGAACTGGAAACTCTTGTACGCTCCTATTTGCTAGACCGCAGTTCGTTTGCTGTTCTTAGGCCAGACGCAAAGACTCGTGCTATTGCGCTGCAAGGAACGCTGCCCGGAACGCCGGAAGGCGAAGCAATCCGGATGCTGATGCAGTTCAAGTCTTATCCAATCTCGTTCATCCAAAAGATTCTTGGCCGAGAGGTATATGGGCAAGAAGGTGCTGAACGGGTGTCTGGAATTTTTCAGGTCATGGCAATTACCACTATCTTTGGCTACATGGCAATGGCAGCAAAAGACTTGGCAAAGGGCAAAGAACCGCGTGAACTGCTTGATCCTGAAACTGGGCTGAACTGGAAAACCGTAGGTGCCGCTATGCAGCAAGGCGGCGGGCTTGGCATCTACGGCGACTTTTTGTTTGGAGAAATGCGGAACCGTGCTGGACAGGGGTTCTTGGCAACGGTTGCAGGCCCTACGTTTGGAGAACTTGACCGCATTGCCGACATTTGGGGCAGGCTGAAAGCGGGAGATGATGCCGGGGCCGCATCGTTTAATCTGCTTATGTCTAACACCCCGTTTGCCAACCACTTCATGTTGCGCCCAGCGGCGGACTATCTGTTCCTCCGATCGATCACTGAGGCGATTAATCCTGGCGCACTTCGCCGGATGGAAGAAAAGACCACTCGGGAAAAGGAACAGGAATGGCTGATCCGGCCATCTGAAACGTACCTAGACCCGATAGGCGCAGTTCGCTAGACTCGCGCAAAAGGAATCGACATGACCATTGCATCGTCCACCGGCAGAATTCAGTACAACGGCAACGGAACGACTCTTGCGTTCACCGTGCCGTTTTACTTTTTAGACAACTCGCATTTGCAGGTTGTTCTTACATCTGCCACGTATGCCGATACCGTACAAACCATTACCACGAATTACACGGTAAGTGGTTCAGGGAATCCTGCCGGTGGAACAGTAACGATGATTGTTGCTCCCGCATTGGGGGAGAAACTAACGGTTATCCGCAGTGTTCCGTTGACACAATCAACCGATCTTGTAGACAACGATCCGCTTCCAGCCGAAGTCCTTGAAACGGCTTTGGACAAGGGGATCATGATTGACCAGCAGATTCAGGAGCAACTTAATCGCGCACTCAAGGTTCCGGTTGGCGCTGGAAGTGCAACACTGCCAACGCCGCAAGCTAGTAGTCTGATCGGGTGGGATAGCACCGCCACAGGTCTTGCAAACTACAGCCCGTCATCTGCCGTAACTAACGCTGCCAATGTGTTTTTTACGCAGTCTGGCACTGGCGCTCAATCACGTGTATTGCAAGACAAACTACAAGATGTAGTCAGTGTGTTTGATTTTATGACGGCGGCGCAAATCACTGCCGTTAAAACAAACAACTACACTGGCCTTACCGCAAACGAAGTCTCGCTCGCATGTCAAGCAGCACTTACTGCTGCTGCTGGGAAAACGTGCTACTTCCCTGCTGGCGTGTACCGCATTACCAGCACGTTGTCTTATAACCCGACACCTAGCACCATCCTTGGTGGATTTGCTGGCGCAGGCATCCGCATTACCGGCGATGGAATGCTGCGGACGTTCTTCGACAACCGCGTTGCCAACGCGCCGATGATTGACATTGATAGCGCGAACCATGGTGGCAGCTATCAGGCGTCGATGGCCGCGAGGCTGGAAAACTTCTGCATCTACAACGTGACAAGTCCTGCCAACAGTGTTGGCATTCGGATGCTCAATTCATATCAGGTTGTGATGGATCACCTCTACATCAAGGGGATGACCAGCCACGGCATTGAGATGCAAAACGGCCTGTATATCGATGACGGCTGGAACATGTGCGTGCTCCGTAACATGTGGATCGATACGTGTGCAGGCTGGGGTATTAAGGCGGATGGTAGTGCTGGGCGCAACGAAGGTTCGTTCACGTACCTTGAGCAAGTGTTCTTCCAGACTTGCGG